AAGCTGGTGGTTTAGCAGTTTGGAATGATATAGTAACCCCTGCGGTAAAGGATGACTTTAATAATGTTATCACTCCTGCAGTTACTAAAGATTTTGATATTTTTATAATCCCTTTAAAAGTTAAAGAGGGTTGGGTAAGTTCTGGAATTGCAAATGCTAAACAAAGAGTGTTTTTAGTTGCAGGACAACAGTTGCTAGATTATGGTGTAAGTTTTGATGAACAAGGTGAAACTATTACTTACAATGGGACAACCTATATGGTAGATTTAGATATGGGTTATGAGACTGGAAATGTAATGTTTCTTCATCAATTTATTTGTAGTGTAACGAGTTAATATGGGAAGTTTTGCTTTAGACTTATCGAAGTTTGCAGATTTATCTGAAAGCAAGATGGTGTCAGTCACTAAAAAAGCTAGTATTGGTTTATTTACTGATATTATAAGAGACACTCCCGTTGCACAAGGTCGCTTAAAAGGCAACTGGCAACCAGCTGTTAATAAGTTTGCAGATACTTCCGTGTTAGATATAGATAAAACACGTAAAGGCTCACACTCAGCACAGAGTAAAGCCAAGATAACGCAAGAATTTAATACGGTTAGAGCGGGTGATACTCTTACTTTAACTAATAACTTACCTTATGCTGAAGCTATAGAGTTTGGGCGTTTAAAAACCGCTACAGGCTTTTCAGCTAAAGCACCTGCGGGTATGGTTAGAATAAATGTCATTCGTTGGCAAAAACATTTAGATGAACAAGCGAGGAAGTTATAATGCTAAACACTAGACTAGCTTTACAAACTAGACTCATAGGTGTAGTCTCGGCTACTAGCGTGGACTGGGAAAACGATACATTTACAGCACCAGCGTTAAGCGTACCATATTATAAAGCATATCTTTTAAGAGGTCGCAACGACAATATGGCACTAGACACAATGGACGCTGAAGGTGTAGGAATATTTCAAATCACATTATTGTTCCCATCTGAGCAGGGAACGATACAACTAGAAACAAAGGCTCAAGAAATTATAGACCACTTTGTAGGTCAAAAGTTGATACAGACTGATACTAAAGTTACTATTTTAAATCAGCCGTATTTTACAATGCTAGAACCTGCTAATGATAGATTTATTGGTGCGGTGTCTATACCATACAAAACAACTAAAATATAAAAGGAGCTTACAATGGCTTTAGATTATTCAGACGTACAACTCACGAAATTATACGTGTGTGCGGACGGGACTGCGGTTACTACACCAGCGGAAATTGCAACAGCAATAACAGGCGGTAAAGAACTTATCGGGATTAAAAACATGGGTAACTCATCTATGACTAAATCTACAACAGAACACACTGTAATAGATAAGAATGATGTTGCTTATTCAGCAGGTACGATTAGTGTTGCACCTATTGACTTTTCAGTGCTTTTTAATGCAAAAGATACAGCAGGTCAAGATGACTTAAAAACAATCTTCTTGAACAATGAAAAAAGAGTGTTTATCAGAAAACTTACAGACGATGGCGTAGTATCACCAACTTATGAAACTTGGACTGGTTTTGTTACTAAAAATGACAAAATGTATGAACAAGGTTCAGCAGTTATGTATGAAACTACTATTCAACCTACCACGCTAATTGCGGAAATTGCAGCAACAGACGTGTAAAATATAGCCCTCTTTTGGGCTATACCCTCTCAATAAAATAATCAAAATAGTTAAACTTATGTTATAATTACACATCTTAAATTTAAAAAAAGGATTGTAATTGAATTTACTAAGCAAAATTGACATAACGACAGAAGCGGTGGAAATGGAAGTCCTAGACTTACACGGGAAACCATTAACAGATGAAGAGGCTCAAAAACCAAAGCTATATATATACGGTGCGGACAGCGATGTTTTTAGTAAGGCTCGCGATAAATGGGTTGAGGATGGGATGACAGAAGATTTGACACTTTTAGTTCCATGTGTTGAAAAATGGGTAAATATTAAAGACGATAACGGTATAGATATGCCTTTTACTAAAGAGAACACACACAAGCTACTGAAGCGTTACCCAGTTATCAAAACTCAGATTAATATCTTTATTAAAGACAGAGAGAATTATCTAAAAAAGTCTTAGACAGCTTATGCTTACACGCTAAACAAATAGCTTTTTATTCTGTAGTACCTAAAGATAGTGAAAAATCTAGGCACAATGCAGTTAAAAATAAAAAAGCTATTAAGTACCCTAAAATCTTAGATAAAGAATATCTCTTAAATCATATAGATAAGTTAGGGTATGGCGGATATAGTTCAATGGGCGATAAGCTCCCTATAACATTCTTAGAGATAGACGCTTACTGTAGATTGTATAAGCTGAACTTTACAACATGGGAGCTAGACGCTCTAAGACAAATAAGTATAAGCTATATATCAGAGCTTCAAAAAAAAGACAAACAAGCTACACCACCTTACTTGGAAACTGATGAGTTTACATACTTCATGGAAATTAACTCATAAAGTAAATAGGTATTTTTAAATAAGTAACTTTATGTTATAATGCTACAACAAAATAAAAGGTCGTAGCATGGCAACTAATGTAGCACAACTCGCAATAAGTGTTAAAACTGGGGATGTAAAACGTGCGACTGACTCTTTAAATAAGATGGAAAAGCAAGGTGCTAAGACTGAGCGTGCTACTGATAGATTAACTAAATCTAGCAAAAACCTTGCAACTAGCTTAACTTCACTCCCTACTATAATGTCAGCAGTTGCAGGTAGTCTCTTAGTAAGAGAATACATAAAATATGCAGACGCTATGACTTTAGTTAATAGTAAGCTTCAACTAGCTACAGATTCAACAAAAGAATTGACTATCGCTCAAAATGAACTGTTTTCAATATCTCAAAAAACAAGAACACAATTCACAAGCACAGTAGATTTATATGAACGCGTAACTAGAAGTGTAAGAGATTATGAAGTTTCACAAAAAGAAGTATTGTCGCTAACTGAAACTATTAACAAATCAATGATTATTAGTGGTGGTACAGCTGAGAGTATGAACGCTTCAATAATCCAACTTGGACAAGCTTTTAGTGCAGATTTTCAAGCCGTAGGGCAAGAACTTGCTTCAATTCGTGAACAAACACCAAGACTTTATCAAGCACTTTTAGAGGGTACAGGGAAAAGCTCAAAAGAGTTTAAAAAACTAGCAGAAGAAGGAGAGTTGTCTACTAAGATAATAATAGACGCTCTAAAGTCACAAGCTGGCGCAGTTAATGAAGAATTTGGAAAGATTAACAAAACTGTAGACCAAAGTTTAACGCAAGTCGATAACTCTATGTTATTATTGATAGGGAACGTAGATGAACTAATAGGAGCTTCAGAGGGCTTGTCGGATATGTTTACTGGCTTTAGCGGAGTACTTGACAATCTTAATATAAAACTCAAAGACTATTCCTACAATATAGAAAACGTACACGACATACATAGACTTAATACTATAGAAGACGCAACTAGAGAATTAAATCAATTAAAAGACGCTTATAGAGACAATATAAATGAAGGTGTAGGACTATTTGAAAGCACCACCAATTATAATGCTAAGATAAAAGAACAAGAATTTCAAATAACTTCTTTAATTAGAAAGCTAGAAAGGCTAAAAGAAGAGACGGTAGACCTAAGCAAAATTCAAACTGAGGCAGGTGGTGACACATCCTTTGATATAGACTTACAAGGCTTCAGTGAAGATATAGACTTTGTAATGGCACAAGAACAAGCCTTACTAGAGGAAAGAAAGAAAGTAGCGGAAGAAACAGCAAGTATCACAAGCCAAGCACTAGCAACAATAGAGTCACCTTTAGACTCAATTAATAATAAATTCTTAGAAATGTATGAGACTATAAAAGATACATTCGATGAAAAACAATTAACTAAATTCTATAAAGTATGGCAAAAAGAAGTAGATAAAACAAACAAAAAGCAAGGTGGCTTATCCAAAGAACAAAAACAAAATTACCTACAAGTCCAAAACACAGCCGAAGCTTTCTCGGACTTAGCAGGCACTATGTCAAGAATGTATGCAGATGGAAGCACGCAAGCTAAAAGAGCCGAGCAAGCACAAACAGCTTTATCTATAGTAGCAGGTATCACAGCAATAGCAAACGCTATGGCAAGTGGTGATGGATATACAGCAGTAGCTAGAGGTGCAGCAGTAGCAGCTTCTTTAGTAAGCTATGGATGGAAAGGTAGTGGCGGTGGTGGTACTTCATCAGTTGCTAGTTATGAAAGCACTATCCAATCAGCACAATTCGGAACTGGTCAAAATGTAGCACAAGGTGTAACCCTAGCTGATTACAGTGGCAACTTTGATAAGTTTATAGAGGGTTTAGACTCAGCCACTGAAAAACTAGAAGCTTTTGAAAATATTGGTAGTGCTACAAGCTCAACATTAGAAGCGTTGGAACAAGAATTACAAAATCAACAGGAAGCATTTAATAAGATAGTTGAGGAATATGGGTATGATTTTAAAAAATTACTACCTTCTGGGCAAGCAATAGGCGATACACAAAGACAAATATCTGAAATATTATTTGAAGAATTGTCACAAAACCTAGACTATGCAGCATACAACACGGAACAATTAACATCACTTACTGAAAGCTTTAATATAGCGCAAGGTGAAGCAGTTGAGCAAAGACTAGCCGATATTGCACTTCTTGTTAAGCAAGGTCAAGACATAACTAAATTTGAAGATGAATTATCAGAATTGTTCCAAGACGAAGACTATAAAATGCTTCAAGACTTTGGCGGTGCTATAGACGAGTTAACCAAAAGAACGCAAGAAAATGCAACCGATATTATAGACTTTACAAAAGGAATCACAGATACAATAAACCGTGAAATGCTCGGCTCACTTTCATACCTTAGTGAAGCAGGAAAAATTGAATACGCTAACAACTTATATCAAGGTGCAATTAGTCAAGATGATAGAATATCAAGTGCTAGAAGTATCGCTGAGTTAAGCAAATCGACTTCAAGAACTAGAGAGGATTATGTTCCGATTTTTAGCCAATACATAAACGAATTACAAAAACAAAAAGAGGAAAAAACTACAGACGATTTATATAATAAACTAGAAGAAATTAGAGTGGAAGTTGAAACTCAAACAGATACACAAGTGGAGACTGCAATAAATGCTTAAAATTTGCTATAATATCATTAAAGGATTGAAAGATGAAAACAATACTAATGATAATAACGCTGATATTATTTACAGCGTGTGGAGAGGATAATATGGCGACCATAGCAGAAGAGACAACTAGAAGCTTAGTTAGTACAAATGTTACAGATAGTACGCCTTATTATGAAGAGCAGTCAATAACAATAGATACTCACTTATCTGATACTTCTTTTATTGTTCAAGACGGCGAACTTTTAGCAGCTGGGAGTAATGGAAACGGGCAACTTGGCTTGGGTTCGACAACTACGCCACAACTTGACTATGTAGCTACTGGTGTAACAGATGTTAAAAGCGTTTATGCTGGTGTCTACTACACATTCATAATAAAAACTGACAATACTCTTTGGGCTTGTGGTGGCGTAGGAGCTTCTTATAAGCTTTTAAACATAGAATCATCAACTTTTGAAAGAATACATATAGACAATGTAAAGATGGTTACTATAAATGACAATAGCGTAATGATAGTAAAAAGAGACGGCTCTTTGCACGTTGCAGGTCAAAACATAAATGGAGAGCTTGGCGTCGGGGATAAAGATTTAAGAGAATATTTCACAGACACAAACTTAACAGGTGTAAGTTATGCTTCTTTGGGGTTTTTCCACTCAGCAATAATAAAAGACGGCTATGTATACACATCAGGTTCTAACACTAAGGGGCAGCTCGGCTTAAATGATAATACCGAAAGAACAACATTTACTAAAACTACAAGAACAGCAGATATTGTATCTTCAGGCTATAGGCATACTTTAGCAGTTTCAAGTGGAAACTTATATAGTGTTGGTGAAAACATAGCGGGTCAGCTTGGAATCGGAAGCAAAGTAGACCAAAATTCATGGCAAAATACAAGCCAAACAGATGTGGTTCAGGTTAGTGGCGGATGGGTTCATTCAATATATAGAAAATCAAACAATGCTATATATGGTGCAGGTGCTAATAATGTAGGTCAAATAGGTCTAGGTGGTACAGCTGAAAGCACATCTTTTGCTTCGATAGGGATAACCGCAACTTCAGCAGTAGCAGGGTATAATCACACAATAGCAATAGTTAGTAACACCGCCTATTCAACGGGGTATAACGCAAATGGTCAGCTTGGATTAAATGATACTACAACTAGAACAACTTTCACAAGTGCTACTGAGAGTGTAGATACTTTTAATAATACATATTGGAAACCTTTTTATACGGGGGATTTTGCTAGAATAGATAATGATAGATATTATATATCTCTACTTGGAAGCAGTGAGCCGAGTATATTTACAAGTCTTGCATTGGTGGGCAAAGCTAATCCATATAAACCATTCGATAATCAAAACATAACCCCTGCAATATTCACAAGTCCTATGACTTACACAGTTAAAGGCACTGAGCCTTTCAACTCATTCACACTAGCAAAAGTATTAGCTACAAGCATAACATACACATTTAAAAACTCAGTCGGTGCTACAATCAAAACGGACACAGCGTTTATTGACTGTAAACGTGACGAAAACGGCACACTTTCACTTTACCCAACAACTGTAACGTATTATGCTGATACGCAAATGGAAGCTAACAGCACAGTTGAGATATCACTTACTCACTCAGACGATATAGAGCTTGGAGATTTCACACTTAATAATGCAATAGACGCAGGGTTTACAAACTTGGCTTTTAGTTTAGGAATAGTAGATTATAATAGCAACGCTCCTGATGAGTGGGGTCAAATACCAGAGGGAGACAAAGCAGTTATCTCAACTTTTGATGTATCAATGAATTTTAGACTTACTAATTTAGATTATATGTCAAGTTTTGTTCAGTCAATTAGTAGCAAATATGTAACGATAGACGCTACAGATTCAAAAGGTTTAGCACCGAATGGTAGTACGATTTTCGGCTCACTTATAAGACGTGTAAAAGTGTTTAACCCTAAAATTGTAACTAAAGTAAAAGATGGCTCACTTGCTCCTTTTGCAACTCTTACAATGAAAGCACAGGAGATTGTATAATGGCTTATCCAGAATATAGCTTTAGCACTTTACCAGCTATTCAGACACCTTTACAAGTAGAGAAAGAACAAACTACTCAATATCTAGGCGGTAGAGCCGTAACGGGCGAAGAATACGCAACGCTTAATTTCTTCATAGATGATAACACACAAGCCAAAGCATTATATGACTTTTGGAAAGACGATTGTAACTATGGCACAAAGCCTTTTTTAATGCCTTTGCCTGTCTTTGGCGTAAGCTATTCCAGAGACAGCGGAAATGCTTTATGTAAGTTTATAGATAAGCCAGTTCAGCAAAAAGAAGAGATTTATTCGACTCAATCCACAAAAGTAAAAATCTTAGAGTATTCAGAGCTATTAGGCTATGTTGTGGATGACATAGGAAACAATGTAGTAGACGATAGCGGGAATAGAGTTATTGCTTATTCTAAGCCTATTTCAAATTCAAATAAGGAAATAACATATGGCTGATGTAAATTTTACAAATGTTTTAAAAACAGAAGATAGAAAGACGTCACTAGACATAAATAACGGCTTTGTTGATTTGCTACCAATTACAAGTTGGAGCTTTTCAGCAACTACCATAACATTGACA